CCAAATGCTCCAGCAGTACCGAAAAACACTGGAGTACCTGCTTCTTGGGCAGAATCTACAACACCCCGTATTTCATCTATTGTGGTGAGGATTCTATTTCTATTAAAATTACCGCTTGTGTATAGAGTTCCAAAGTCTGTTACTATTTTTCCTGTTTGTCTTTGATCTAAAACACCAAAAACCATGTTAGCACTACCGACTACTGGGTTTCCGTTTTCATCAAAAGCAAAAGACATATTTTTATCTATAGGTATATACCTAGACACTCCTGCCCTAGAATCATTAGCGATAACATCCTCGTCTATAAATACATTCATCCCACTTGTTGGGTCGTAGGCTTCTATCATTTTTCTTGCTCTTGCGATAGAAATTGCTGCACCTTCTTTTTGACGTTTTTGGGCGTCTGCTGGCAAAAGCATTTGGTTAACACCGTCCACGTTATACAACTTCATACCGCTGAGCGTGTTTCCTACTTGTACACTCGCATATTTTCCTGTGTCATCCAACCTTTTAGCTTCAGTGTCTGTTATCGCTTTAACAACGCTGTTACCTGCAGCATCTGTCAAAGTGAAGTTTTTTAGTACACCGTCGGTGTCTGTCCATTTACCTAGGATAGTAGCTGATCCAGTATTTCTTATCTGTAGTAATTCAGGGTCGGTTAAAGGAACTGGATTATCAAATCCCTCTACTTTATAAAGTTGGGCGTCTGCTGTTGCTAGTGATCTAGCCAGTGCTTTTTGGTCTTTTAAATCCGCTAGGTATAGCTGAATCGTCATATCTTGAATTGCTTTTCTTTCCTGTACTTCGATACCAAGCATTGTCTTGTCATAAGCTTTTTCTTCTTTCTTAGAAGTCATAGCGTATTGTAAAAACGAACTAGACAAAGCTTCTCCCCAAGAGTCTCCTTTGTTACCAGCTTGGATTAACGCAGCCCCAGCAATCATAAACGGTAAGGCTTTATCAGGTTCAGGAACTAAATCTTTCAAATCATCTGTGTCGTAAAATATTTCCGCAGCTTTTCTATAGACGTTTAGTTGTGCTTGCATATCACTTGGATCATCACTATTAAACTCCGTGTTCATTTGAGCCATAGTGTTAATTGTTTGTTGTGCGTCTGAATCATCCACGTCGTTAGCACTGGCCCCTGTGGCAGAAGCCATAACAACTTTTTTGGTTAGATTGTTTTCTGCGTCTAGTATATCAGCGTCTTCATCATCTAAATCTACCCCCATATTTTCAAGGGTTTGAATCATCACAGATTCATTTAAATAGTCACTAGGGTCAGGTGTACCCATGTTCAATACCTGATCAGCCACTAAATCAGTCATACTATTACCTTGATCTACAAAGTCACTTAGTTCTGTAGTATCCGTATCTCTGTATAAAGATTCAATACCTATACCAGCAGGTGTCTCTTGTTGACCAAATTGTCCTCCCGGCATAAAAGCTTCACGGTCCCCACTTACGGCAGCAACTTGCATAGCTACTTGATCTGGGGCGAACCCCGTCATCTGAACTATTTCATCTACAGCTAACCCACTCTGATAAAGCCTCGCAATCGCTTCTGCGGGTGTTTCCTCAGGATTATTCATATTCATATTTTGATCAGTAATTTGTCCACCAAATGGATTATTCGGATCTCCAGTAATTGTAGTATTTCCTGGACCAATATGAGGTCTAAAAGGGTATTCGTTAGCCATTACGATTAAGTGCTCCGTATGCTGTGAGGGCTGTTCCAGCTGCTTGCATCAACGGATTAGTGTTATTACCTGTTTGGCTTTGTTGTAAAGTTGTACTTCCCATTGCTGGAGCCATACTTGTAGCTAAACTACCGATTTGACCAAGAGTTTGTAGTGGTTGGTTATACTGACCTACGAAATTGCCGTAGTTTAAGTCTAGTCCACGTTGATCTTGTCCTCGTTGCATGCCGCCCATGCTCATCATCCTACCGATATCCGTACCCATTAATCCACTAGCATTTTGGCCAAGTCCGGCCATCTGTGAACCAGCCCCTATGCCTAGTTGTCCTAGTTGAGCGCCAGAACCAAAGACATCCCTACCGGCAGCACCGTAGATGTTAGCTAAGTTGCCACCTAGGCTTCCTAAACCTCCAGCCGTTGAGCCGTAAAGCCCAGCCAAGTTACCGCCCATTCCGGCTATCTGTGCACCCATACCTGCTCTTTGACCCGCCAGTGAGCCTAGTCTAGAACCAATATCTGCTTGTTGTGAACCTAAACCTGATAATAGATTTGCCTGACCCGCTTGTCTGCCTTGTTGTGCTTCAAATGCACCTTGTGCTCTACGTGCTGCATCTTGATAACCGCCCGCCCGTATAGCCCCTACTTGTTGTGCCGCACCTCTTGCTGCAGATTCTGCTAATTCTTGACCTTGAAGTCTACTGCGAGAACCTCCAAAAGCTCCAGCACCTACGGCTCCTGCTCTACGCGCTATATCTCCTTGGGCCAAACCCTTACGAACATCTTCCATAGTTTGGTCAACTACTTGATCTTCAAAAGGATTGTAAAAACTTGCTATTCCGCTGGGGTCAAACTGTCCTGTTGCGCCGTAACCAACTTGAGCGGATTCCCCCAGCCTACCCATTGTACCGCCTAGAACATTTCTAGCACCGCTGAGTTCTGTGCCGCCTCTAGTAACCTCGCCTAGTCCTTGTCTAGTAGCTGAAGCAGCAACTTGGGGAGCTTGTCTCAAAAGACCCGTGGCTTCTTGTGTGCTCATTTCCCCTGCTTGAACTGCTTCGTCCACTAACCCACGAGATTTTCCGTAAGCTCCAGTTGCTGCCCCTAAACCGCCTTCTGTCAGTTCTTCTGCTCTTTGAAAATACGGTAGGTAAGAACCCATCCCTTCTGCAGTCATTCTCATGCCTTCTCTTTCTGCAGGAGAAAAATCTGCTATACGTTCACCTGAATAGGTGTACGGGTTAGCGCCTTCTACACCAAAACCCATTGTTCTATTAACAAGTTCTTGGTTCAATAAAGGCATTATTCCAGGAACATTTTTCCCAGGTGCCCCGCTATAAAACTGCGCTAAGTAATTTGGTGGGAGTTGTTCAGTTCGTTGATAACCACGTTCAGTTGCCATTATGCTCTTCCTAGACCCATTTGTTGTGCCTTATTTTCGTTCTGGTTCATCATAGCGTAAAGATATTCAATTCCTTTTTCATGATCTCCACTACCAAGTCCTTTTACACTTTGTTTAGTCATTACAAATTCACCGTCTGCTAATTTAGCATCTACTGTGTCTTCATCACCAGATCCCATTGCATCATCAATTCTTCCGCCACTGTTTCTTAAATCCAGTTCAGGGAGTTGACTACCGTCGGGGAGTAACATTCTGCTGTTACCAGCGTAGTCTATAGCACCACCGTCCCTAACTCCAACTCTTTGGAACTCAGGGAACATTAATTTGCTATATTCTTCATCGCCCATAGTAGCTCTTAAATAAGCTTCCGTTGCTGGATCTAACATACCACCGCTGGTAATACCAGAACTCATAGCCATACTGCCTGGACCACCAACGCCTACCCCTTCTGTACCGTACTGAGTGGGTACGCCTGCCCCCAGAAGTGGGGCTTGTAAGTAGCCGCTTAGTTCACCGCTTGGTACAGGCATTTGAGAAGTGTCTTCTCCTTCAGACTCTAACCCACCTACTGCAGCTAGACCCAAACCACCGAGCCCAGCTTTTTGTAGACCAGATAATCCTTTATACGCAGCACCAATTCCCTCATAGTTTTCGGGTAATTTTGCTGCTTCACCACGCAACAAACCACCACCGCTAGCACCGATATTTTGGAACAATCCGCCGATCCCTCCAGTACCTGGAACAGCTTCCCCTAATTTCCATATGCTGGGGGCTCCAGGTATTTTAGTACCTTTACCCCATAAAGAAGCAATTCCACCACCACCCTGAACACCAAAACCTTTTGCAATACTGCCTCCAATATAACCCTGAGCAGCACCCTTAGCAGCACTTTTTAGGTTTCCTCCTTTAATAGCCCCGCCAATACCCCCACCGATTGCTGCCCCTTTTGGTCCACCGATAGCGAAGCCTATAAACGAACCGATAGTAGGGGCTGCTCTTTTAAGCGCCCTACCGAGCTTCTTAAAGAAACCAAATTCAGGAACTCCAGTAAGTGGGTTAATAGAGTTTTCAAAATGTCCTACTTGGTATTGGTGAGGGTTAAGTTCATGACGTTCAAATGCGTCAAAAAGTTGTCTTTTTAATACGGGGTCATCTGCTATGGGTCTCGGTAAGACCATTTCGCCTGGAGTTAGGTGTCCTATGGTAGTATCACCGTAGCGACCGTGTATCGCTAGTGCGTACCGAGCATCAGCTAACTCTTCTAAACCCTGTAGACCTTGAGTCTGCATAATTTTGTTCAACTCCTGTTATTAAATCAGTTTAACTAATCTAGACAACGTTGTATATTTTTTTACGATCATATGTTTATGTGTAGTACTGTTCTATACCCCAACCGTATATAGTTGGAGTAGCTTCTACACTTATATTTCCGTTAGTTTTTACGTCTACTAGACCTACAGAAGCGTTAGCTTGAAAACCTTGATCGTTAGTTGGGGCAGTTACTTGAAGCCAATATTCTCCAGTATACACCTCAAGTGAGTTGTTGTTTGTGTTCCATACAAGACTGCCTGCGTTAAACCCTAATTTATTTTTTTCCGCATCGTTAATTTGACGTGTATTATCAGGGTCAAACTCCCCTAAATTAAGTTCTAAAACTCTCACTAAACGGTTGTATGTATTCGGATTAACAACCTCTTCTGGTTCTTGAGGTAGTCTTGTAACTAAAAGTTTGCTCATCGTCTACCGTCGGGTCGTACGTCTAAACGTGTTGCCCCTATTCTCCAACCTGTTTCAGTGTTCCCAGCAACATTATCATCATCTGATTCTACTCTCACTACCGCTTGACGCGCTCTTGCTCTTACAAAAGATTGTTCGGTTGAACTGGTTATAACAGAAGTGCTGCTAGTGCTTAGACTATCGCCCGGAAAATTGCGTGTCTTTAACAATATATTAACTTGACCACCACTACTATTACTTAAAAACCGTATATCTGGGATCATTCTGTTGATAAAAGAAAATTGTTCTCCATCACCGATATCAAAATCAGACGATTCTATGTAAACATTAGTCATTGGGCTACCATCATCGTCATAGCCTATTTCCTGCTGATATAGATAAGAATCTGAAGTTGCTAATGGGTAGGGTTCTACACCTGCGTCTATCCAAGCGTGTCTTGTTAATTGACCGTATGACCAGACTTTTTCACTGTAGTTATAGGTAACATACCTATCAATTTCAGAAGAATCTCCTGAACAATAATACCAACCTACTTCATCAAATTGGGTATTGCTAAAAGCATGTGTCTTGTAGGCTTGAGATGAATTAAAATCATCAAATACATACCCTAATACGGTGCATGGAACTTTTTGAATAGAGCCTGTGTAAACATAAAAATTATCATACCCCATCCAAAAAACTCCAGTAGGTCCAGTAACTGCAGCTTTAGGTGCCATTAGTCCTGTGTTTTCATTAATCAGGTTAATGCCAAAAGTAAAGGGAGGTCCAATAAATTGCATACCGTACAAAGCAGTATCTGTCCAAATTAAAACTTCTTGTCTTGATTTCACCGCACCAATAATTTTACTACCTGAAGATAACCTAAGTTCTCCCGCCGTATTAGTGCTCCTAGCTTGAAAATCAAGTGCGTTTTCTTGATCGCTAAAAGCAACTAACATAGGATCACTACTTCCACTACGGGAAGAATCCACTACAGGATCTGCTCCTAAAACTATTAGGTGTCTATCTTTTTCTGAAGTCATAATTTGTAGACCAACAGTAGGGACTTCTACTGCCCCACTAATGCCGGACAACTCAACTGCTCTTGTAGTAACGCCATCGTTTTCTTTCCAACGAAAAATCCCACCGCCACGTGGGCAAATCATTAAATCTTCCCCAAAATTATCATGAGTCCAAAGTCGTAATTGATTAGTATTAGACAAAGCAGTAACTGAACCAAAGCCTCCTGCTCCCCACGTACCTGCCCCCCAACCTGTAGAAGAAACATACGAATCTAAGCCAACATTAATTTGATAAGCCCCTACAACAGAACTGCCCCCACTACCGCTATCACTGCTATTAGCGGTAACAGTATCCCCATCGGTATCTTTAGCTTCGATAGTAAAGACATTAACATTAGTGATAGTAACGATTTGATATTCTTGATTTAACACGGTAGCCGTAATTAAACCGCCTAAAGTAGCAGCTCCACTAAAAGTAACAAAATCGTTAATTACTGCTCCGTGAGCAGAATCGGTTACGGTAATTGTAGCGTCTCCGTTACTAGCGGAAAAAGTAACATCCCCTGCGGAAGTAGTAGCTCTAATCGGAGTAACGTCGTTAAATTTGTTTCCTTCTTTTACATAGTATTTCCAAGTTGTCCCTGTTCCTAAATACTTTGTACCTGCTAAAGAAACCCAAGAATGAAGTGCTCTTGCTTTTCCCAGATAAGTTTCTACGGTTTCTTTAGCCCAACCACCTATTTTTTGAGCTCTCCCGTTTCTAAACCGGACTAAATTAGCGTCAAACCATCCACCCTCATTATCGTAATCTGTGCCTTCTCTATTAATTCCCGGTCTAAATATTACTTTACTTAAAGGCATGATTAATCTTCCAGCATTCTGTTACTTAGTCTATTAGCTCTTGGTCCGACCTGATTAGCCCAACGACTGTCCATCATTTCTTCAGACGCTTTTTTCCAGTCTTGCTTTTCTAGACCACCGAGAAAATTTTTAAACTTACTTAATCGTGGATAACCAAGATTGAAACACATATTAGCCAGTATTCTCTGTCTATTATCTGTTAATCCTTTCCACCAAGAAAGATTCCTATCTAGTTCTTCGCACACTATGTCAATGTCTTGGTTAAAGCACTCGGTTACTCTTTCTTCAGAGATAGGTGTGCCCACATCTTTTCCAAATTCAGCATCAGATTTTTTAATTAAATGCCCAACACCAAAAGTAGCATACCCCAAATGATCTTCGTATACTTCATTAACACAACCTTCATCGTATTTTAGTTCTTCCATCAGTTTACTTCTGTCCATAGCTACTCTTCCTTTTGGGTCGGGTCATTGTCCCGATAGTATTGAATAATATTGAGGTTCTGCCTGATATACCGGCGAACATCTGCCAAATTATTCGATAAATTTTCATACGCCTGAGCAGTCAATCCGTAATACGCCACTGCAGGTGCATTTCCTGCATCATAATTTTCAATATACTCACGCATGATATTGGGATTCAGCACAATCCATTCAATCTCGGCAGGTGTCAGACCTTCAGGTAAAGGTGGATGGTACATAGGAGCCGGTTCGGTAATGGTCACAATCTCAA